CGGCAGGGGATGGTATTCTTGGCTTTACAGCGGGAATCGGAGATTTCATTGTCGGCATTGATGAAGCTATTAAATCATCCGATGCGTTCAATAAAGCCATAGAAGGAATTGGAAATTTTTTGAAACCGATTGCTGATGGTGTAAAGACCTTTGTAAAAACAATTGCAGATGCTTTCAGCGAATTTGCGAATGTTGATACCAGTGGACTCAATAATTTTGCGGACAAGGTACAGACTCGATTTGAACCGTTTGTAAAATTAGGCGAATTGGTAAAGAAGGCATTTGAAGGGATTATCGGGATTGTCGAGAAGGCATCTCCTGTTTTATCGAAGCTGGGTTCTATTGTTGCGAACGCATTTGGAAACCTCGGAGAAGCGATTCTCACAGCGTTTGATACTGCGAGCTTTGATCCGATTTTGGACTTGATCAATACTGGATTGTTTTCTGCAATTCTGATTGGAGTGAAGAAGTTTATCAACTCTTTATCGGAAATCACAGAAAATGGCGGAGGAATACTTGGTTCGTTCAAAGATATTTTGGATGGAGTCAAGGGAAGTTTAGAAGCATGGCAATCAAGTCTGAAAGCTGGAACTCTTCTTAAAATTGCTGGTGCGATGGCGATTTTGACAGCGGCAATAGTTGCATTATCGCTTGTCGATTCGGGGAAACTGAACGCCTCCTTAGGTGATTTGAGTGTTCTATTTGTTGAGTTGCTTGGCTCTATGGCTATTTTTGAAAAGATAATGAATGGCGTAGCAATCAAAGGAATGGGGCAGTTGACTATTGCGATGATTGGACTGTCTACTGCTGTTCTTATTCTTGCCGGAGCAGTGCAGAAATTATCCGGTTTGGATTGGGATGGACTTCTGAAAGGATTGGTCGGCGTTGCTGGGTTATCTGCTATTCTGGTGACGTCTGCAACAGCACTTTCCAAAACATCGAAAGGGCTAATAAAAGGTTCTGCTGGTTTGGTAGTATTTGCAGCAGCGATTCGAGTGCTTGTGGGAGCAGTTGAAGATTTGGGAGCGTTAGATGCAGGATCTTTGGCGAAAGGTCTGATTGGAGTTGGCGTTCTTTGCACTGAACTGGCGTTATTCCTGAAAACTACGGATTTGGATGGGATGGGTGTTCTGAAAGGAACTGGTTTAGTTCTTCTTGCGGCATCCATCAATATTCTGGCGAATGCAGTTGGAGCATTTGGCACTTTGGATATTTCCAGTCTTTTGAAGGGATTATCTGCGGTTGCAGTGGTTCTTACAGAACTGGCAGTATTCACTAAAGTGACAGCTAACGCGAAGCATGTGATTTCAACAGCTACAGCAATGACTATTCTTGGAGCAGCCATGCTTGTGTTTGGAGAAGCAGTAGAAAAGATGGGGAACTTGTCCTGGGGAGAGATTGGACGAGGTCTTACAACAATGGCTGGTTCTTTGGCGGCTGTAACAGTTGCGATGAATCTTCTTCCGAAGGGAATGATGTCGAAAGCGACTGGAATGGTGGAAGTTGGTGCGGCATTACTCATCATCGGTGAAGCGGTCCGAAATATGGGTGAAATGTCTTGGGAAGAAATCGCAAGAGGTTTAGTGACCCTTGCCGGTTCCATGACCATTCTTGTTGTGGCACTCAATGCGATGAGAGGAGCACTTCCGGGTGCGGCGGCTGTTCTCACAGTATCCGCAGCACTGGCTGTATTTACTCCAGTTATCAAGACATTGGGAAATATGTCTTGGGAGAGCATTGCCAAAGGATTGGTGGCACTAGCTGGCTCTTTCACTGTACTTGGTGTTGCTGGAGTTGCGTTAGGACCACTGACTCCAGCTATTCTCGAACTTTCAGCCGCTATTGCTGTATTAGGGGTAGGGTGTCTGGCCGCAGGTGTAGGTATTCTTGCATTTTCTACTGGACTTTCTGCTTTGGCGGTATCCGGGGCAGCGGGGGCGGCATCCCTTGTGGTGGCAGTATCCAGTATTCTTAGTTTGATTCCATTACTGTTTGAAGCAATTGGAGAAGGAATTCTTTCTCTTGCTGGCGTAATCGCGAATGGAGGACCGGCTATTGCCGAGGCATTTACCGTATTGGTTCTTGCTGCTGTCGAGGCGTTGGTTACGGCTGCTCCGGCAGTTGTGGATGGATTGTTTGTCTTGATTGACAGCGTACTTTCGGCTCTGGTTGAGCATACGCCGACCATCGTGGAACAGTTATTTGATATTCTAATCGGAATTATTCAAGCTATCACAACGAAGCTTCCGGAATTGATTAAAGCCGGTGTTGAATTATTGATGGCTTTCTTTGACGGGGTAATCGATGCTTTGAGTGGTATTGATGTGAATGTACTCGTTAAAGGAATCGCCGGAATTGGCTTACTATCAGCAATTATGCTCGCTCTCAGCGCTGTTGCATCTTTGGTACCGGGTGCTATGATTGGCGTTCTCGGAATGGGTGCAGTCATTGCAGAGTTGGCGTTGGTTCTGGCGGCGGTCGGGGCTTTGGCTCAAATACCTGGATTGGAATGGCTCATTGGAGAAGGCGGAAAGTTGTTACAGGGAATTGGTACCGCTATCGGTCAATTTGTAGGTGGTATTGTCGGAGGATTTATGTCTGGAGTTTCCAGTCAATTTCCGCAAATCGGAGCAGACCTTTCTGCATTTATGACAAATGTGCAGCCTTTCATTGAAGGTGCTACACAGCTTAATCCTTCTATGTTAGACGGTGTAAAAGCATTGGCAGAAACCATTCTTATTCTGACTGCGGCTGATATTCTGAACGGATTGACTTCTTGGCTTACGGGAGGATCTTCCCTGAGCGATTTCGCTACTCAACTCGTTCCATTTGGCGAAGCAATGCGGGATTTTTCTATTGCTATTGCTGGTATGGATGGGGAATTAGTGGCGAATGCGGCTACAGCCGGAAGAACACTTGCTGAGATGGCATCAACTCTTCCGAATTCTGGAGGAGTAATCGGGTTCTTTACGGGTGAGAATGATATGAACGCTTTCGGTGCACAGCTTATTCCATTTGGCGAGGCGATGATGGGATTTGCATCCGCAGTACAGGGATTGGATGCCGATGCTGTAACTAACGCTTCCATTGCCGGTAAAGCTATGGCAGAGATGGCAACTACGATTCCGAATTCTGGCGGCGTAGTAGGTTTCTTTACCGGAGAAAATGACATGGATGCATTTGGCGAACAGCTTATTCCATTTGGCGAGGCGATGATGTTGTTCTCACAAGCAGTAAGAGGTTTGGATGCAAATGTAATTGTGGAGTCTGCTACAGCAGGAAAAGCTTTGATCGAATTGGCAAACACAGTTCCAAATAGCGGCGGTGTCGTTGGATTCTTTACTGGAGAGAATGACATGGGTGCATTTGGAGAAAATCTGGTACCGTTTGGTAAGGCAATGAAGTCCTACTCCGATGCGATTGCCGGTATCGATGTGGAAGCAGTTACGAATTCTGCAACGGCTGGAAAAGCGGTGGTTGAACTGGCAAATACTTTACCGAATACTGGTGGATTGGTGAGTTGGTTTACCGGAGACAACGATATTGCTTCTTTTGGGACAAGTCTTGTTTCCTTTGGTAAGAATTTTGCACAGTATTCCAACTATATGAAAAATGTAGACGCGAATATTGTTACTGCTACAACCAATGCTGCGACCTCTATTGTTGAACTTCAGAAAAGTCTTCCAAAAGAAGGTGGATGGTTCTCTGATGATATGACACTTTCCAGCTTCGGTAGTGACATGGCATCGTTTGGTTCCTATTTCGGCAATTATTACAACAGTATCAGCGGTATTGATACAACTCTGCTGTCTAGTGTAATTACCCAGACGAATCGCCTTGTGAGTATGGCTAATGGGATGGTTGGTCTGGACACAAGTGGTATGACTTCTTTCAGTTCCGCGTTGACAACTCTCGGGGAAAACGGTGTAACTGGATTTATCAATGCATTCAATAATGCAGAATCTCTGGTAGCAACAGCAGCATCGAGTATGTTGGCGTCATTTATCAACGGAGCAAATGCGAAGAAATCTGAACTGACAACAACATTCATAACCCTAGTTCAAGCTGTATTGACGGCAATTAACGGAAAACAGGGAGAATTTCAAACCAGTGGTTCTACACTCATGATTAAGTTTATTGCCGGTGTGAGAAGTAAGGATGGTGAACTCAGAACCGCTTTTACAACGACACTGAGTGGTGCCATAACTTCTATCAAAGATTATTATGGCGAGTTCAAATCTGCTGGCTCGTATTTGGTCGATGGCTTTTGTAATGGTATAAGCGAAAATACTTGGAAAGCAGAAGCAAAATCAAGGGCTATGGCAGCCGCAGCAGCAGAAGCGGCGGAAGACGAATTGGATGAACATTCTCCTTCCAAACGCTTTTATGGAATCGGTAACTTTGCAGGAGTCGGCTTCATAAATGCGTTGATTGATAACGTTTCAAAGGCTGGTAAAGCCGGACGAGAAATTGCCAAATCTTCTATTGACGGATTGAATGGTGTCATTTCCAGAATTGCGGATTATGTAGATGCAGATATGGACGTTCAACCTACTATTCGACCAGTGCTTGATCTATCTGCTGTTGAAGCTGGGACTGGGCGATTGAATACTTTATTCAGTCGTAATCAGGCTTTGTCTATTAGCACTGGAATGAATGAGAGGGTTTCAGAGATGGAAGTTCAAAATGGAGAAAGTTCTTCTGTGGGGAACACCTATCAATTCACACAAAATAATTATTCGCCTAAGGCTTTGTCGAGAATTGATATTTATCGACAGACAAAGAATCAATTTTCGGCGATGAAAGGGCTGGTGAGTAATACATGATTAGAGCAGTAACGGTAACGAATTATTTAGGAGAATCCAAAAGATTTGAATTAGCGTTCCCGGAAAAATCCGGGTTCGCTGTTCAATCAATAAGCGGATTAGGACCGAGCAAAGCTGATATTAACACGACTGAAATTTCTACGAATGATGGATCGCTGTATAACTCAGCAAGAGTGAATTCCAGAAATATTGTTATGTCTTTGAAACTGATGTTTAACCCTCAGATCGAAGACACAAGACAAGACTCCTACAAATACTTTCCAATAAAGAAGAGAGTGACGCTTCTCATTGAGACAGATAACCGCATTTGTGAGACTTACGGCTATGTGGAATCGAATGAGCCGGATATTTTCAGCAGCGATGAAACGACACAAATTTCCATCGTGTGTCCTGATCCTTATTTTTATTCTGCTGGTCCGGACGGAACCAACACAACTATCTTTTACGGTGTGGAACCTTTGTTTGAGTTTGCTTTTTCGAATGAATCTTCGACTGAATCCCTAATCGAATTTGGCGAGATTAAAAACGAAACTGAGCAGACCGTATATTACTCCGGTGATGCCGAAATAGGGGTGGTGATTACCATCCATGCCATCGGAAATGTAAGAAACATTACGATTTATAATACCGGGACGAGAGAAGTTATGCGCATTGATACTGATAAGTTAGAGAAATTGACTGGTTCGGGAATGGTTGCAGGTGATGAAATCATCATTTCAACGATTAAAGGTGATAAATCAATTACACTTCTTCGAAATGGTATTTATACCAACATTTTAAACTGCCTTGACAAAGATTCAGATTGGTTCCAGTTATCCAAAGGCGATAACATTTTTGCTTATGTGGTTGAAGAAGGAACGACTAATGTGCAATTTAAGATTGAAAATCGGACAGCATTTGAGGGGGTATAAGTTATGGAATTGATTGTTCTGGATACTTCTTTGAAAATGCTTTCTGTGCTTGATACTTTTGAGTCGCTTATATGGACGGAGCGGTATTCCGCCTATGGTGATTTTGAGGTATATACAAGCATCAACGATTCTATTCTTGAAATCCTGAAAGACGACTACTATCTCTGGCTGAAAGAATCCGACCAGACTATGATTGTCGAGGATAGAAAGATTGAATCAGATGCCGAAAACGGAAACCATTTCACAGTCACTGGAAGGTCATTGGAATCCATTTTGGAACGCCGCATTATTTGGAAACAAACGATTCTAAGCGGAAACTTTCAAAATGGAATTAAAAAGCTGTTGGATGAGAATATCATCAATCCTTCTGATGCTTCTCGAAAGGTGGAAAGATTGATATTCGAAGCATCAACAGATCCGGCGATTACTGGGTTGACGGTAGATGCACAGTTTACCGGAGACAATCTGTATGATGCCATAAAAAAGCTGTGCGATTCCAAGAATATCGGTTTCCGAATCAAGCTGTCCGACGATAACAAATTCGTTTTTAAACTCTATGCCGGTGCAGACCGTTCTTACGATCAGTTCACGAATCCATATGTCATCTTTTCTCCCAAGTTTGAGAATGTAATCAATACCAATTATCTGGAATCAAAGAAGACTTTAAAAACTGTTACTTTGGTTGCCGGAGAGGGAGAAGGGGCTGATCGAAAGACTACAACTGTAGCTTGTTCGTCTGGATCCGGAACAGGTTTGAATCGAAGGGAACTTTACACAGATGCCAGAGATGTTTCTTCGACCGTGGATAATGAAACATTAACGGATGCTGAGTATAAAGCACAGCTTTCTCAAAGAGGTTTGGAAAATCTGGCTGAGAACATCGCAACTAAATCGTTTGAGGGAAAGGTTGAAACGACAAGAATGTACCGATATGGAGAGGATTTCTTCTTAGGAGACATGGTCCAGATTGTGAACGAATACGGCATTGAGGGAAAAGCCCGTGTCACAGAATTTATTCGTTCCCAGAGCAAAGAAGGACTTGATTCGTATCCGACATTCGTTACCGTAGAATAGCAGGAAAGGGGTGAAGAAAAATGAGTGTCACTTATGGGTTCTATAACTCAAAGAACAAAGACCGGCGATATGACGCCATTCAAATGTCCAGTATTTTTGACGGAATCATTCGTGACGGCATTTTGCAGCATGTTGGGACTGCTATGATGGTAAAAGAGTCTACTGGCATGATGGTGAATGTCGGAATCGGACGGGCATGGTTTAATCATACCTGGACATTGAACGACGCCTTGCTTCCATTAACTGTACCACAGTCAGAAGTAATTCTGAATCGAATTGATGCTGTGATTTTGGAAGTGGATTCTCGAGAATCTGTTCGAGCAAATACCATTAAAATCGTTAAGGGTACACCGGCTACAAATCCGGTAAAACCATCAATGATAAAAACAAATGATCGTTGGCAATATCCATTGGCGTACATTCGAGTAAATTCTGGGGTTACATCCATACGACAGGCGAATATTACCAATACGGTTGGAACATCGGAGTGTCCATTTGTAACAGCGCCTTTGGAGAAGATGTCTATTGATGCGTTGGTTGCTCAGTGGAAAGACCAATGGGATGCTTTTTATGAAAAAGAAACATCGGACATGGAGGCAACAAATTCTTTCTGGAAAGACCAATGGTCAAAATGGTTTAATGCACAGACAGAAGAAATTCAACAATCCTATCTGGACTGGGAAAAACAGTGGAATGATTGGTATGCGACGCAAACGGCGGATATGCAGGAAACGAATGCCTATTGGAAACAGTTATGGGCGACCTGGTTCAACGAGTACACGAACAATAATACATCCGAAATGGCTGCATGGCGAGAGAACGCCCAAGCTTTATTTGATGAGTGGTTCCAACAGTTGAAAGATACGCTTTCGGAGAACGTAGAGGCGAATCTGGCAAACCAGATATTGGAGTTGCAGGAGCGAACGAAGATTTTAGAAGAAATTGTAGAAGGAATTCGGACAGAATTTACCGTTTACAATAAACTTTATGATAATGGTTACGAGAACCATGACAAGCTTCTTGATTCATCGGACGGAACTATTATTGATAGTGACATAGATCCGATTGTAGCGAGAGCATACTCCAGTTCTTTGATTCTGGATAGTAATGGACAGCCGATTGATGGTCGCGTTATTTTTTGCATTAGATAAAAAAGGAGGATATGACAAAATGAAAATTACAGATTATGAGAAAGTTCGTCAGTTGGATGAGAGCAACATTGTCTTGATTGATGGTAACAACGGGACCAAAACGATCTTAGTAAGTGATTTCGCAAAGGCTCTGATCGGTCTCATGAATTCAAAAGATTTTATTTCTGGGGTTAATCTGTCCGAGCTTGATCAAATTAAGACTTTGTCTACAAATGACAAGTTTTTAGTTGGAACTGTGGCCGGAAATAAAGCAATTGGTGCCAATGATGCATTGTTTGCTATTCTGGATTCTTTTGTGCCGAAGGAACAGCGCCGAATGATTTACAGAGGGAAGAACCTTGGAAGTGTTGTTACAGAAGAACAGAAGACCAATATTAAAAATGGTACCTTTAAGGGCTTTTTCTTAGGGGATTATTGGACTATCGGAAGCTATACGTGGAGGATTGTGGATTTTGATTACTGGTATGATTGTGGAGATACTGCATTTACAAAACCTCATTTGGTCATTATGCCGGACAAACCACTTTACAATGCACCGATGAACGCGACGAACATCACTACTGGTGGTTACGTGGGTTCTGAAATGTATAAGAAAAATCTCGCTCAGGCGAAAACATTAGCAGCAAGTGCTTTTGGTAATCTGATTCTTTCTCATCGTGAACATCTGACAAATGCCGTTACGGAAGGATATCCCTCCGGAGGGGCGTGGTTTGATTCTACTTTAGAACTTCCTAATGAGATTATGATGTATGGAAGTCACGTTTTCACACCGGCTGGAGATGGAAAAATTGTCCCAAATCGATATACAGTTGGAAAGACGCAGCTTGCTTTATTTACTGTGGTTCCGAAATTCATTTCAAACCGTGCGACTTTCTGGCTCAGAGACGTCGTTTCTTCGGCTTATTTCGCTGGTGTGGGCAGCTATGGCGATGCGGGCTACAGCTACGCTTCGAACTCTGGTGGGGTTCGTCCGGTCTTCCCTATTGGTTAGTTTTAATCCAGGGGCCCTGTGCCCCGAAAAAACAGTACGCAGGTGACAGCTATCTGTGCTATAAAAAGAAAAAATGAATGAAAGGTGAATGTCAAAATGGATGATAAGATTTATAAGATTACTCTGGCTGATGGGACAGTGATTGATAATCTGAAACTGAACGGAAACAACTTTATTTCGCCTGTGGAAATTGATGAGACCATTTTTGATGGGAACTGCCTAAATGTCACAATCAATGACGGCGAAAAAGACGATGTCCATACGAATATGGAACTGGTACAGATCACAAAGATGGGAGAGGAGTATTGGTTTATACTTCGTGATGTTCCAGAAAATGAATTGGCTTTTATTAAATTACAGTCGGATATTGAATATATAGCCATGATGTCTGAAATTGAACTGTAAGGAGGAGAGCTGACATGAGACGTAGTAAAAATTTTGACAAAGTAAAACGCTATTATAACATGGGAATGTGGAACGAGATGCGTGTCCGAAATGCCGTGAAAATGAATTGGATCACGGAAGAAGAATTTAAAGAGATTACGGATAAGGATTACGCATGAGTGTCCTAGTGAGCGACCGGACAGAATCCAAATTTGAGGCGATTACATATTCCGTTGAATTGCATGATATGTTAATCGAGTTGATGCAGCGTAGCTTCGGAGTAAAAGATTTGGATCGGCTTGTTCGAATGAGATATGCTTATGGAAAGGATACTACAGAAGATTTTTCAAGATATAGATATTTGATGCTGAATTACAAAAATCGAATAGATCAGTTAGCTTCCATGCTAACAAGCAATATTCGAGCGGCAAATTCTATATATCCGACCACGCTGCATGAATATGAGCAAAGAAGAGATTATCAGAATACAGCCATAGTAAACTGCGAGCAACTCTTAAAAGAGCTACAACGAATCGTTGAGATATTCGAAGTGGATGTTAATCTCTATAGCCGCTATGTTAAAGCTATCGACCGAGAAATCGGATTGATAAAAAAGTGGCGTCAACGAGATAACCGAATCAGGTCACAGTTAAAAGGGTAATGTCTAATTATGCGTCGTTTCTTCGGCTAATTTCGCTAATGTGAACAACAATGGCAATACGAACTACAACAACGCTTCGAACTCTAATGGGGTTCGTCCGGATTCTCTGCCTAACCAACAGAGAAGGAGACATTGTCCTTTCCGAAGGGATAAATAGCAAAGCCGGACGCAATTTACTACGGTAAGTATTGCTAACACGGTGAATGATTTATGAACTATGAGGAGATTGTCTGTGACGCCAACAATTTGTATAGGGCTTATAAGGCCTCTGTCAAAACCAGCAAATGGAAAGAAACAACACAGAAATTCATGATGAATTTTCTGCGGTATATCTTTTCCATTCAAGATGATTTGATAAATCGGACACTTCAAAATGGACCGACACAAGAATTCACGCTGTTTGAGAGAGGTCGAGTAAGACCTATAACAAGTATTCAAATTAGAGATCGTATTATTCGACATGTTTTATGCGATGAGATTTTGCTTCCTGAAGTGAAAAAGCATATTATTTATGATAATTGTGCTTCGATAAAAGGAAGAGGAATCTCTCATCAGCGAGATAGATTTGAAGTTCATCTTCGTAAATATTATCGTTTGTATGGGAATGAAGGTTGGATATTGTTTGGAGACTTTTCTAAGTTTTATGACAATATCATTCATGAAATTGCCAAACGAGAATTGTTGAGGCTATTTGATGACGATGAATTTATTGATTGGTTATTAACGCAAATTTTTGACGGGTTTAAAATCGATGTTTCTTACATGACAGACGAAGAATATGCAACATGTATGACAGATACTTTCAATAAGTTGGAGTATAGAAATATTCCAGAGTCAAAGTTGACTGGTGAAAAATGGATGGAGAAATCAGTTAATATTGGTGATCAGCTATCTCAGGTTATTGGAATTTATTATCCATATCGGATCGATAATTATGTCAAGTATGTGCGAAGTCAGAAATTCTATGGAAGATACATGGATGACTGGTATATCATGAACCCGAGCAAAGAAGAATTGTTAGATTTGCTGGATCATATTCATCAGATTGCAGAAGAATATGGAATCCATATCAATAGGAAGAAAACTCGAATTGTGAAGATTTCCAGCACCTATAAATTTCTGCAAATCAAATATAGTTTGACTGATTCCGGTAAAGTAATCAAACGAATCAATCCAAAGAGAGTTACTGCGATGCGTAGAAAACTCAAAAGGCTCGCTGCAAAAGTGAAGAATGAGGAGATTTCGTATGAAAATGTAGAAAATATGTTTCGAAGCTGGATGGGTGGTTTTTATAAACTTCTATCCAAAGAACAAAGAAAAAATTTAATAGGTCTTTACGAAGATTTATTTGAAAAATCGATTGAGATTGTCAATAAAAAGATGATTATAGTCGATAAAACAAGATAAATATGGGAGGGTACCTATATGGAGCCATGGTTTCAAATGGTAGCGACGATTGTATGTGCAGTTGTCGCTTCTTCTGGTTTTTGGGCATACATCCAGAAGAGAAGCGAGAAAAAAGATGTGAGAACACAGATGTTGATTGGGCTTGCTCATGACAGAATCGTATATCTTGGCATGTCCTATATCGATCGGGGATGGATTACGCAGGATGAATATGAAAATCTGCATGATTATCTCTATAAGCCTTATGAAAAAATGGGAGGAAATGGTTCGGCGAAGAAAGTTATGTCGGAAGTCAACAAACTACCCATTCATAAATCAACATATACTCAAAAAAATCAGTAGGAGGAATCAATCATGGAACAGATTATGAATTATGTAAAACCGGAACTGATTGTTGTAGCGATTGTTCTGTATTTCTGCGGAATGGCATTGAAGCAGACACAGGTGGTTAAGGATAAATATATCCCTATGCTTCTGGGGGCAGGAGGAATCGTTCTTTGTGGAATTTGGGTTCTGGCAACATCGCCATTAGGTAACGGTCAGGAGATTGCTATGGCGGTCTTTACGGCAATTGTTCAGGGGATTTTAATGGCAGGTCTCAGTAATTATGTAAATCAGATTATCAAACAGACAAATAAAAATGAGTAATTAGAGCGGGAAACCGTTCTTTTTTATTTTTAAAAGAGAGGATGATACGAATATGGCTATTAACAAAGTAATTTATGGTGGACGGACACTGATCGATTTAAGTGGCGATACTGTCACTGCTGATAAAATTCTCGATGGATTTACAGCTCATGATAAAAAAGGAGAGACTATCACCGGTACTTGTAAGTACGATGTAGATTCTAGTGATGCGACGGCTGCTGTTGCTGAAATTCTTCAGGGAAAGACCGCTTATGTAAGAGGTAAGAAACTGACTGGTACTATGAAAAACAATAGTGCTGTGGCTGGAACAATTTCTTCTAAGGATGAGCAATATACAGTTCCTCAGGGATATCATGATGGTTCTGGTAAAGTTGGAATTGTAGATACAGAAAAAGAAAAATTGGTTCCTGCTAATATTCGAGAGGGTATTACGTTGCTTGGCGTTGAGGGAACGATGTCCGGAACAGAAGACGCCAAACCACAGGCCAAGACAGTTACACCGAAAACCACAGAACAGACTGTATTACCAGATACTGAAGAAGGATATAACTACTTATCACAGGTTACAGTTGCAGCAATTCCGTATCAGGAAAGTGAAAATCCCGCTGGAGGTACCACGGTAACTATCGGGTAGAAGGGAGGCTTAAATGGCTACAAGTAAAGTCGTTTATAGCGGTAAGACCCTCATAGATCTGACCGAGGATACAATCACAGAGGAAACATTGTTGCGAGGTTATACAGCGCATAAAGCGGACGGTACAAAAATTGTAGGGACCGCATTTAAAGACTACCCTTCGAGATATTCGTTTCTCGATACCCTTCAGGATTCAAAGGGGGAGAATATCCTTGATAAAGCGAATAATGTAATACAGGGTGAAACGGTGTATAAAAAAGTGTAGAAATGTCGTTTATTTCTTGAGTATTCCTACATTTTGCTGGAAGAAATGGCTTAAAATCAAGATTTCCTGTTTCCGTTGAGGAAGCTGCTGACGCAGGCAAGTTCTAATTTGAATATTATTTAGAACTCTGAAAACCCTTGAAAACAAAGCGTTTCAAGGGTTTTTCTTTGTCTGTGTATTCATGGTGAATTTATAAGAAAATCATGTCAATTTGCGTGAATTTCCAAGCGTATGACACACATATAACACAAGTATGACACATGATGAATGACACAAGTATGACACACAAGAAAGTCAGTAAAAAAGCCACTTCCCAATGGAAAATGGCTTGTGGTTGGTACACTTTATTTATCATCTTACTGTATCACTGAATTTTCAGGATTTCCTTTCTCATATCATCAATAGTTCTGTGTGTATATACTTTTTCTGTTATGTCTTTGACTTC